GCCGGTGACGTCGCCGCCGCCCGCCATGTCATATTGCCCCGCTTCCGATGCGCCGCCGGGCGTCCAGCGCGCCGAATTGCCGTTGTCGGACCAGGCGACGCGCAGGCAGCTGCCGCCGGCATAGCCCGCCACCACAAAGCCGCGCACCACGCCCAGGTAGCGCGCCGTCGGCGCGCTCCCGCTCAGATTGGTCATCGTGGCCGGCGAGGCTGGGTCGAACTTCTTGATCGGGTCGGTGCCGTTGGTCGCCAGCATGAAAGCGCCATAGGGGCAGAAGCGCACGCCCAGATCGCGCGTCCCCGCCAGCCCGCTCGCCAGGCTCGTATAGCCGCTCGTCGAGTAGCTATAGATGGTGCTGGCGGTCGCCGCGAACAGGTAGGGCGCATCGGCGTGGCGATAGCCGCCCGCGCCGATGCAGCGCCCCGCCAGCGTGCCGTTCTTCATCGGCGCGAACCCCGCGATCGGCGCATAGCCACCCGCGATCGCCGCTACCCCGTCAGCCTTGCGCAGCCCGTCGTTCGCAAGCGCTGGCTGATCCGGCAGCCAATCCCCGAAGATGATCCGCGTCATGGCGTCACCGATTGGGTCAGCGTGCCCTTCAGCCGCATATTGCCGGAGGCATCGATCGACGCGACATTCACCCCGCCGATCGCGAGGTAAAATTTGTTCGCGGCGCGGTCGTAGCTGATCGTGTCGCCGCTATCGAACGTGATCGTCGGCTTGGCGGAGATGATCTGCGCGAAGAAATTGGCGTCGCCGATCTGGACGAAATTGCCCGCATTGACCGATCCCGGCACGGTGATGCCGGTCGCATTGACGTCCAGCTTCGATCCGCCGCCGATATTGAAGCCGTACGTGTTGGTAGAGCGATTGAAAGCGATCGTATCGCCCGCATCGAACGCGAGATAGGGTAGGCCGCCCGCGGACGTCAGATAGAAATTGGTGTCGCTGTTCGGCGCTATATAGCCGGCCGCGATCAGATTGCCGCTCCCATCGAGCGTGGCCCTGCTCGTGCCGCCCACCGTCCAGATGAACGTGTTGCCCGATCGGCTGAAATAGAAGGCGTCGTTGGTATCGAAATCTATCAGGCCATCGGTGCCGTTGAACCGCAGCCCGAAACGCATGTTCGGGTCGGGCGAGATGACCCCGCCTTCGAAATAATGGCCGGCGCCGGTATCGGACCCATAATGCATCGGTCCGCTCTCGGCGTTGAAGCCGATGAACCCATTGCGGGTGCCGTCGAGTTTATGGAATTGAACCGCGCCGGTGTAGCCGGCGATTCCGGAACCAAAGATCTTTACCGCGCCACCAAGGCCGTTGACACTCGCCGCCACAACGGTCGGCGCTTGGAGGTCGGTACCTACAGCCAACGAACTCGAAACGCTTACGCCCGAAGAGTTGAGCTGTAAGTATGTCAGGCCGTGGAGGGTCAATATTATAGAATTTAGTGATGAATCAATGGCTCCAAAGTATAAATCGTCGCTAGGTGTAATGCCGGCGATACGAGTAACCACGGAGTCGTGTCTCTTCGCCGATAGATAGGCATTGTTATCCATAGTTGCGGCCAGCGGCGCTATTTGCTCTAGTTCGAGTACTCTCGCTTCTAGCGACTGGAATGTTGTTGATGTGCTGAGACGCTGCGACATCAGCCGTCCACCAGATATAGGTCGCTGCCGTCTGCCGATCCGCCGGAGCCCGATCCCAGGCCAGAACCGTCGGTGACCATCGCCCGCATCCGGATCGGGCCGCCGGCGTGACGGGTACGATAGCCGGCGTCGTTCACTTCGGCGATCAGCTCATCATACCAGGCTTTCAGCAACGGCAGGCGCGCATCGTTCCAGCCGCGGAACTCCGCCATTGCCAGCGCTGCCGCCATATAAAGGTCGGGATGCTTGGCGAGCAGCCAGTTGGTCGGCCTTGCGTCGGATAATGGCGGGATAGCCTGCTTGTAGACCAGCCTGATCGTATAGGCGGCGTCCGGTGATGGCCCGATCAGCAGCGACGATCCGCTGATCGCATAGGCTTGCGGCCGGCCTGTCCGGCTCGACGGATAGAGAAGTCGCAATGTCGCCAGCGATGTGGGCTCCAGCGCGATGCGCGGTGACATGTCGATCGTGCACTCGCGCGCCTCCCGAAAATCCTGGGGCAGGTCGATCATCGGCACGCTTGCATCCAGCGTCGTCGTCACCGCCATCTCGGGCACGTTGAGCAGCCGTGTGAGCCGGCGCTCGGCAAGCCCGATACATTCGGTCGGATTGATGTTGGCGGCGCTGTCGTCGAGCCATGCAAGCAGGCACGACTGTAGCTCCGCGTAACTTTGCGGTTCGGCCATGGCCGGGCTCCTTCGTTGGATGATGTTATGCTGGCAAACGCCGCAGCCCGGCGTGGGCTCGGGCCGTTCGGCGGTGTCGATCGGGGCGAACGGGATTCACGGCTCAACCCGCGTCGCGCCATCATTCGCGGCTGATGAAAGGCCGCTTCAGGGCGCCATCGGGTCGCGGGGTTTTAGCCGTAGGCCATGCCCGCGTTCACAGAATGATGTGCTTCACCTTGCACCAGCGATAATCGCTGGAGTTGAGCAGTTTCTTCACCGCATCGGAATGGCCGGGATTCCACGCATTCACGCCGTATCGCGTGAGCCATTCGAACATCACGCTGGTTGGAATGGAGGCCGCATGCCACATCTCGCTGCGGCGGTCGAAGCTGTCGTTCTGAAGATCCCTGTTACGCTGCACGATGGCGCTATCGGCAATCTCGGTTCTTACCAACACGCTATCGCGCCCCTCGCCGGAGGCAATGAACTTCCGGACGCCGCGGTCGGGGTCGTGATCTATCAGCTGCCAATTGGCCATATGCTCTCCCGATGCATCTTATGGGTGGCGGGATGGATGGCCCGTCTTCGCTCGACGATCGCCTCGTCAGCCAATGTACCAGGGAACCGCGCTTAAAAGACGCGGTATCCCGAAAGGCCATCAACAGATGTTATCTCAATTTCTGTTGTTTAAATATTTGATCATTTACCTGGCGGATATATTCGTAACGCCCACGTCCATCGCCATATGGGCCACGAACCCAAGTAATTACAATATTTTGATAGGGCTTATAAACGAGAGACTGCTCGTTTAGCATAGTATATACTAGAGCTAACGCCGAGCCGACGGATGCGACAATTACGGCTGCTATTCTCGTCTCCAGCCGCGATAGTTCTGGGCGATAAATCCTGCATAGTACAATGGCTTCGAGCGGAAAGCATACAAGCATGAACCTATTCCATAGGATAGGTAGGGGCGCAAATAGGGAATGGAGTATCACAATCCAAAATGCGGACGATAATGCGATAGAGACAATGTAGTCGTCACCGGGGGATTTCCGCTGGATTAGCCAAATAAATCCAAGGTGCCATGCTACAAGGGCTAATGAGAGAGGGGATATACTGGCGCCTGCGAAGCTGGAATAAACCTGCATCTTGTCGGCAACGAATCCGGCCCCGGCTGCGGAGGCAACAAAATCGGCAATTGAGACGAACAGGTTATTGCCCGCCGTGGACAGCGCGAACCCGAGTAAGGCCGCGCCGGCGGCTGCCCGCAGGGTCGGCCGCCATAGGCGCCCGAGCTCGATCAGGATGAAGATAACCGAAAAGGTGTGAAGCGAGAGGGCGATCGCTGACCACGTTGCAGCTCTCGCCCAGCGCTTGTCGTTCATATCGATTATGGCGAGGTAAACGAAGGCGATGGACAGCGTTTGCCGCATCGTCGCCAGCGGGCCTGGCAAAAACAGAAAGCCATAATACCAAAGCAGTACTACGCCTATGAGGGGCGAAAAGCGTGCGGTAAGGCGCACCAGCGCCCACACGCTAAAAGTACCACATATGAAAATCATTACCTGAAAATTCGCGCCGAGCGAGCGTAGAACTCGCGTTAGCAGTTCATATCCAGGCTCCACTGTAATAGTGGTGATCGAGGCGTAGATATTCGTCGTGCCAAATGGCGGAGAGAGCAAGAAATGGCGCTCGTAGTCGGCCCAATCGAAACCGGTTTCGTACCGCAGTCCCGCCATCAGCGCGAGTATCGCCCCGCAGGTGTATCCTGGCCAGCGTGAGCGCGTTTGCCCCTCCACTAAGGACAGCGCCAGCAGGGCTGCGAAGACGACGAAATACCAGAACATTCAGCTCTCCCAGTCGCCCGGTATCATATCGCAGGCACCGCGCAACGGTGAGCTCGCAGACGGAGCGGGGCTTCTAGATTGGAACGACTCCCTGGTCGAGCGGCACGGCATCACGAGCGTGGTGGGTAATGACGGCTGGCGATGGACGCCTAAGCGCCGCGCCCAAAATCCCAAAACCCATAAGCATCATGGCCCAGGCTGTTGGCTCAGGAACGGCGGCCAGCGATCGGTCATCCTCAACCGGCCCGGTGACCATATTGTCCACCTGGAACAGGCCGAAACGCGTGCTGACCGACGTCATGGTGAAGGACGACAGGCTCATGGCACCGAAGTTGAACCTCTCCCATCCGGGCGCGCCATCGATGGTGACCTTCTGCGTCACACTGCCGCCGCCGGCCAGATTGAACCTGAACTGCACGTCGCCGCCATAATTGCCGTACATGGAATAGCCGCCATTGTAGATGTCATCCATCTCGATCGACTCCAGGCGGAACGCGCCGCCCCCAACCTTGGCAACATCGACGATCGCGCCACCGTCCTGAAGGCCAAGCGCCGCGCCATCGGGATCCGCATCAAAGAGCGGATATTCCGTCGACCAGATCAGGAAGCGATGGCCCGGATTCACGCCGAAGCTGTAGCCGCCGGACGTCACCAGCGAGCTGATCAGATATGTGCTGTCCGAATGCAGATCGTTGAAATCCACCGTCTGCGCAAAGGCCGGCATCGCCGCGGAAAGCGCGAAAGCGCCGGCGGCCAGGCTAAGACACGCATCCTTCATGGATCGATCCCCCATGACACCATGAGCGCGCCGGTCGTCGGCGCTCTCTCCCCGTCACTTGGGTAGCACGGTTTTCATTGGGTGCGATAGAGATTTGAAAGTATCGAGTCACTATACATGATAGTACGAGCCGATCGTTACTGGCCCGTCCGTAAGTATATGCAATTGAATCCGAATGGGGCGAGGCCGTCGCCTCGCCCCTCGCGGTTTAGCTGAGGTCCGCCACTACGCCGGATGCCGCCTCGTTCAGGCATTTCAGCGCCCATTCGACGCTCAGCATCTTGCGCGTGGAAAGGCCGGTCTTCGCCAGGTCCTGCACGCCGAGCGGATCGAGCGTGCCGATCTCCCAATATTCGGGATCGACGATCAGCGCGTCGCGGGTCGATGAAAAGCGGGACGGCACGAACTGCACTTCGCCGAAGTCGGAGACATAGATGTCCGCGCCGGCCACGATCGTCGTCCTCTTGTTGCCCGTCTCGCGCCGCGCCTGCGCCAGGCCCGGGAACGCCGCCGCGATCTGCTTCTGGCCGCCGGAGGTGATCACCATCTTCGGGTTGCCGCCTTTGGCCCAGACCGACTGCAGCACTGTCTTGAGCAGCGCTTCGGTATAGGCGCGCTGGGTGCCGTTGGTCGCGGCTGTGACCGTGCCCCCGCTAAAGCCGCCGTTGGCGCCGGTCGCGCCCCGGCTGACGTTGCTGGTCAGCCAGGCGAGCGCGCCCGCCGTCTGGCCCGCCGTTCCCGCCGCCGGCGCGACCGACGCGTAATTGCCGCATGCCCGCGCTTCCATGTCGGTGCGAAGCTCGCGCCCGGCCTTCATGATCTCGCGCGCCAGCTCGCTCTTGCGCCCGGCCTTGTTGGTCGCCTCCAGCGTCGAGGAGACGCCGACGACCTTGGTCGAGATCTGGGTATAGGTCGCAACGCGCGCCGTATTGGCGCGGCTGTCATTGGCGAGGTCGTCGCCCTGGATCTGCGCATTATTGGGGTTGGCATTGGCAAGGCCGTCCGTCTGCCATTCGGTCTTGGTGGCCGAACATTTGCCGGTCGCGATAGCGTTCAGGAATGGCGTGTCGTCGGGAAAGAGCTGGGCGATCTTGTCGGAAAGATCCTCACGCACGCCGACGCGATTGACGTTCTGGATCGTGTTCGTGGGAACGGTCATGTCATTGTCCTTGAAAGAGGGAAGGGCGCACGTCAGCGCGCCGAAAATCGCCCTCTCTCCCCTTGCGGGAGAGAGACGGAGAGAGGGGTTCGGATAAGCGGGCTCGATGCCCGCGCATCCGGGGCAGGCTCGCTACCGCGCGCCATCCCGTCCCAACCCTCCCGTCAGGGAGGAGGGCGTGTTGCGTTCAGTTCAAAGCGTGATGCCCATCTGGTCGAGCATCGCGGCATAAGCGTCGCCCGATCGTTCGGCCTTGGCGCG